CTAAATTTGCAACCGGTAATCCAAAGTCAACTCCTTCTCAAACAGTTAACGGAACAATCAAAGAAGTAGCAAAAAAGTTACAAGAAATAGAACAATTAGTAAGATATACATCAAGATTAAAAAATGAATCTGGTATAGCTGGATCTACATATGGCAAATCAACAAAAAATGCATTGAATAGAATTTCTGAAAGATTATTAAAAATTTCTGAAAGAGTAAGAAGTTTAGGAGAATAATATGAGTAAATCATTATTAGTAGAATATATGCCATTTAAACCTATAGGTTCAATATCAGAACAACTAGGAGCTAAATTCGGGATACCAGGCGGATTAGTAGTACAAGGTGTATTACAGAGAGCCGGAGCCAAGAATCAAAATGGTAGGATATATCCAAAACACATTTTAAATAGAGAAGCTCAAAAATATCAAAAAGAATATATTGATCAAAACAGAGCATTAGGAGAATTAGATCATCCAGAATCATCTGTTGTTAACTTAAATAATGTATCTCATAATATTTTAAAAATGTGGTGGGATGGAGATGATTTAAAAGGAGCAGTACAAATATTAGAAACACCAGCTGGTAAAATTTTAAAATCTTTATTTGATGCTGGTATCACATTAGGTATTTCAAGTAGAGGATTAGGAAGTGTTAAAGAGTTATATAAAGAATCTGCAGTAGAAGTACAAGAAGATTTTGAATTAATTTGTTTTGATTTCGTTTCAAATCCTTCAACTCATGGAGCTTTTTTACGACCAATGAATGAATCAGTTAATAGTAATATACAAACAAACAAATATAACAAAGTAAACAATATAATTACATCAATACTTTGTGATAACGGTAAATGCAGGATATAATATGAAATTTAAAGACATAATGGAAGCTCTAGATAGAGAACCAGTACAATTAACAACAGAGCAAAAACGTGAGTTTATAGAAGCTGTAAAGAACTATTCAACTATGGGTGAGTCCATTTACGGTAAAGGAAATTTAAAAGAATTATGCGAACGTATTAGATATATGGTTGAAATGGCACAACATGTAACATTAGCTGAAGGTGATTGGTTTGATGGAATCACTGTTAATCGTCATATGAAAGGATTAAATGATTCTTATAAAGTTTTCGAAAAAACAGCTAAGGAAATATCACAATTACAAGAAAGACTTTCAGCTGCATATGAAGATATAGGACAAGGATTAAGTAAATATTTTGAAATTAAATAATTTGATTTTTCAAAAAAAATTATTATAATAATAAGGAAATAAATGTCAAACTTAAATGGTATGTATCACGATTTTTTTGGATTTAAAAAAATTACTGAAAATTTAGAAGAAGCAGATTTATTAAATAAAATATCTGATTACCGTGGAGGTGTTTTATATAAATTAAATGATCCTGCAACAGCACAAGACGTAAGATCAGATATTCAACAATTTGCTGAAAAGAAAAAAATGCATGTTATTAAAACAAAATTTGATGATGCTAAAGGCTTAGGATTTTTTTATTTTAGATTAGGAGAAGATCCTGGTAAAGAATCACAAAGAATTCAAGGTTTCATAAGTCAATTACCAGAAGTTAAAACATTTAAATTTACAACATTACAAAAACCAGCTACTGAAGTTCCAGAACCAACACCAGCTCCAGAACCAGCTCCTGAAAAAGAAATTAATGTTGATGTACAATCAACTCAAGAACCAATACAATAAAGTTATAATTAAAAAAACATATATGTCAAAGAAAAACAAATCACATTTATCAATAGTTCCAGGAAATGCAATGTCAACAAAAGTTATAGGTAAAGATATTAACTTTGCTCTACGCGCTTGGAAAAAACAAATTAAATCTGCAAATGTTTTAGAAACATTAAAATCTAAAAAGGAATATACAAAACAAAGTGTCGTTAAAAGAAAACAATTAATTGATGCTAAATATAAACAAAAAATTTCAGATTTAAGAAACAATTATTAATTTATAAATTAGTCCTAGCATTCGTGTTAGGACTTTTTTACTGTTTTTTTGTTCAGTGCATATTTATTTTAAATACGCTATCATATTATATAGTGTCAATATACGTTATTAATTTTTTATTAAGATTCTGAATAATCTTATTTCCAAAAATCAATTTAAGGAGAAAAAATGGACGCAAAGTCAGATTTGCTTAAAGAAGCAATTGCTGATGCAAAAGCTGTTAAAGAAACTGCTTTAGCAAATGCAAAGATTGCTTTAGAAGAAGCATTCGCTCCTAGAATTCAATCTATGTTATCAACTAAATTAGCTGAAGAATTAGACGAAGAAGAAGAAGATTTAGCCGCTGCAGCTGCAGAAATGTCAGCAGCAGAAGTTGAACCTGCTCCTGCAGAACCTGCTCCAGAAATGGAAGCTGAGCCAATGATAGACGGCGGCGAAGCTGAAATATCAATGGATGCTCCTGCAGAAGAAGAAGCTTTAGATATCGATATGTCAGAAGGCGATTATAGTATAGAAGAAGAAGATTCTTCAGTAGCAGAAGATTTAGAACTAGAAGCTATTATAAGAGAACTTGAAGAAGATTTAAATGAAGAAGATTTAACCGAAGAAGAAATTCACGAAGAAGAAATCAACGAAGAAGATGCAGTAGATGCTGCAGCTGAAGATGATTTAACTACAGAAGAATTGAATATCGATGAAATTATCGAATCAATTTTATCTGAAGAAGACGATATGCCAACTGAAGGTAGAATGATGAAAGACGAAGACGAAGATCCTAGCGACGATCATTCAAATCCTAAAGAAGGTAGAGGTGACAAAAAAGTAGAAGAAGCTCTTGAAGGAGAACTTGCTGAAGCTTATGACACAATCGAATCTTTACGTGATACAATCAATGAAGTTAATCTTTTAAATGCAAAACTTCTTTATACAAACAAATTATTTAGAAATTTTGAGTTGAGTGAAGATCAAAAAATGAAAGTAATTGAAAATTTTGATAGAGCTGGTACAACAAGAGAAGTAAAATTAGTATTTACTACATTAGCAGAAAATTTTACAGTTCCTACAAAGAAAAGGAAAGTAGTAAAAGAAGGTGCTGCTTCTAAACCAGCTGGTACAACTACCGCGCCAACAAAACAAATTATCAATGAAGGAAATGAATTAGCTAATAGATGGAAAAAATTAGCTGGTTTATTAGACTAATTAAAAAGGAAATAAAAAAATGGAAATCTCATCATTATTGGAAAACAATAATCCTTCCCAAAGAAAAGCTGCCGTAGGGTTAGTTGGTAAATGGGAAAAAACAGGTCTTCTTGAAGGATTAAAAGGAGATACTGATAAAGCTGGCATGGCTCAGCTACTTGAGAACCAAGCTAGACAACTAGTAAAAGAAGCTTCTTCTACTGGTACTTCTGAAGGTTCTGAAGAATGGGCTGGTGTTGCACTTCCATTGGTTAGAAGAATCTTTGCTGAATTTGCAGCAAAAGAATTTGTTTCAGTACAGCCAATGAATTTGCCATCAGGTCTTGTATTTTATTTAGATTTTAAATATGGAACAGCTCAACCTGGTTTCGAAACATCAGGTGGTGATTCAAACGAATTCCCATTCGGCTCTCCAAATGCTAACAACTCTATGTTTGGTGTTACATCTGACGCAGCTGATGCATCAGGTGGTTTATATGGCGCTGGTAGATTTGCTTATTCTATCAACGAAACATCTTCAGGAGCAACTGGTACTACTGCAGCTGCAACTTCTGCATCTGTAAATTATGATTCTGACATCACTTCATTAGCAGGTGGTGCTAGTACATTTGACACAGTATCTATCCCAACCGCTTCTTTACCAAGTTTAGATAAAACAGCTGTTAGATCATTTGTTCTTTCATCTGGTTCTGGTGCAACTATTACACAATATAACGCTTACACTAAAATAGACGGTGGCAATGTAGTATTTGTTGTATCTGGTTCTGGTGGAACAATTGAAGACGGTGGTTATACTGTATCATATAGCAAACAACCTACTGATATTACTAGAGGTGATTTTGAAGATTCAAACCCATTTAGAGGT